TCATGCCATCTTCAAGCGGTACCCGCACTTATACACCGTTTCAATCCGCTCAACGCCCAGTTTCTTGCGAAGACGCTGCACATGCACATCCACTGTACGTGTTTCTCCAATGCTTTGGTAACCCCAAGCTTTACGCAACAGCTGCTCGCGGCTGATGGGCATATCGGGGTTCTCCATCAAAGCAAGCAGTAACGCAAACTCCTGCGCAGTTAGTTCCACGCGCTCGCCATCCAGCAGCGCAACGCGTTCGCCTTCGTCAATCGCCAATTGCCCTAAGGGTTCCACATGACCAAGCAGCGCCTGTGCCTTGGCCACAGCCGCTTTTGGCGAGATCGGGAGCATCAGCACATCAGACTGACCCCGGTACAGCGCGCGCAGATGCGTTGTCATATCTTTATCAGCTGTCAAAAACAAGACTGGATAGCCCGCCTTTTGCATATCATAAAACAACGGGCGGCAGACCGACCACTTGAGCCGCGCATCCATCACAACGAGCGTTACCTCTTCTGGTGTGGGGGAGATTCTGTCCACGGTTTCGCAAATCAGCGTACCTAAGCCTTCCTTTGTAAAAATGCTCGCCAGTTTTCGCGAAACGCTATTATCGGTACCATAGATCAATACCTTGGCCATACGATCACCTCTCTTGTATTATGACGATGATAAGTGAGCATTTATTGCACGAAATGTAAACAAATTGTGACACAACTAAGAACATCCTGGTACGAACCAAGAATTTTTTAGATCAATATGGTTTCTACACAATGATAAATCATCATAAGTATGCTGTTGTTGCACCCGCACCTTGTTCATCAATCACAGGATGGATGAGAATACTTGAGTGAAACGATAAAGAAATTCAGCATTAACGAAGAAAACTGGTTGACAATGTGCTGAAAAAGCGTATAATATTCTTCGTTGGTCATCAGAAAGCGATTGATGGCACGCGCACCATTAGCTCAGTTGGTAGAGCACCTGACTCTTAATCAGGGTGTCCAGGGTTCGAGTCCCTGATGGTGTACCAAATCAGTAACCATCTATTGATAAAAGTAATTTTGTCGGTAGATGGTTTTTGTTTTGCCCGAAAGTCCTTGAAACAAGGCACTTTTAGGCTTTTTGGTTTTAACCCTGTATGAATAGGTGATTAGGGGCGAGGGTGCTTTTCGGATAACACTTGGCATGAACCCAGCCGCTTTTCGGCCTCATAGTCGGGCAAATCGTTAAAATTGCACCCCCATTTTAAGGGCAGGGGTGTGCATTGCGTACCTGCCGTTAAAAGACAGTGGAACAAAAACAGCCCGCCCGAAGGCGAGCCGTAGATTTTCAGATGTCATGCCGTGATTTCAGAGCCGTTCCGAAAGGTAAACGTCATCGATCCGTCCGTGGCGACCGTAACCTTATCGACCACAGCAAGCCAGAGCGCTTCATCCCATTCGGTAAAGATGCGCGGTCTTTTTTCAATGTCGGCGATGAAGCGGTCAAGGGTTTTGCCCTTGGCGATCCGCTCCCGCTTCTCCGCTTCCAACTCGGCGATACGCTCCGTGGCTTTACGGTGGCGTTCGAGGTATCCGTCGTTGCGATCCTTGAAATCGCTCTGGTTCTGGGCGTTTCTCGCGTTCTCGTAGATTGCCTTACGAGACAGTTCCGTGATTACCTCAATCTCACGGAGCAGTTCGGCGAGTTCGGTTTCAATCGCCAACGTGTCGCTGATTGCGGACTGCGCCAAGCGACAATCCTCAACCAGCCCATCTCTGTCTGCCATCAGCTTGTTGAACGCCGTAAGAAAGCGAGACTTGACCTCGTCCTCGGTCACAAAGGGCGTCCCGCATTGCCGGCCCCCTTTGCCTTTGTGCTTGTACTTCTCATTGCACTGGTAGACCTCACGGCGGTATGTTTTATCGTCTTTGTAGCTGCCCCAGACTTTTTTGCCGAAGTAGCCGCCGCATTCTCCGCATACGATTTTCCCAGATAACGGGTTACCACACCGCCCGATAGAGCCGAGGCTCTTGCGGCGGCAAGTCTCGGCTTGAACCGCGTCCCACTCGTCGGGTTCGATGATGGAGGGGTGGCTGTCCTCGACGTAATATTGCTGAACCTGACCCGTGTTTTTGACCATCTCTTTGGTGAGGAAGTTGGCGCAGAACGTCTTTTGCATGAGGGCATGGCCTTTGTACTTCTCATTTTGCAAGATGGACTGTACGCCGCAAGCCTGCCATTTGTCTTTCCCGGCGGGCGTTGGCACACCCTGCCTTGTGAGGCGCTTAGCGATTGCCGAAGATGTTTTTCCCTCCATAAAGAGACGGTAGATGAGCCTGACCGTTTCCGCTTCCTCGGGAACTATCCGTGGCAAGCCATCCTCGCCTTTTTCGTAGCCGAGAAACTGGGCGTAAGGGAGCGTGACCTTGCCATCCGCCATGCGTTTACGTTGGCCCCATGTGACATTCTCCGAAATGGAACGGCTCTCTTCCTGCGCAAGGCTCGACATAATCGTAATGAGCAGTTCTCCCTTGGAGTCCAACGTGTAAATGTTTTCCTTCTCGAACCAGACTTCCACGCCTTTTTCCTTGAGTTTGCGGACGGTCGTGAGGCTGTCTACCGTGTTTCGAGCGAACCTCGACACGCTTTTTGTGACGATAAGGTCAATGCCGCCGGTAAGGGCGGCGGTAACCATCTGATTGAAGCCGTCGCGTTTCTTGGTGTTGACCGCCGAAATGCCCTCGTCCGCATAGACCATGACGAACTCCCAGTCCTCACGGCTCTGGATAAATCTGGTGTAGTAGTCCACCTGCGCTTCGTAGCTCGTAAGCTGCTCGTCGCTACCAGTGGAAACTCTCGCATACGCCGCCACGCGCCTTTTTGCTGTGCTTGTCTTCGACTGCGCCGATATAACCGGGGTTGTGGCGGGGATTACCCGAACGTTAGCCATTTTGACCGTCTCCTTTCGAAGCCTTTTCTCTTGCGGCTTGTTTCATTTCATCTGTCCAGCTTTCGCGTCGAGAGCGGTTCTCCCAAGTGAGGGTGCGAATCGTGCCGTCCCTGAACATGAATACCAAAACGCCGTCATCGGGAACTGTGATGGCGGCGACTTTTGCGGTAAACTTTTCGGGGTCGTGTTTCGCAAGCCCCAGAGCCTCTGCGCACTTTCCCTTGAGGATATCTTCGGGTATGCACTTGGCGGCGCATTCATGCTTGCTCCGATAGGTGAACGTCCTGCAAGCCCATGTTACTTTGGCGTACTTCGTGCCGATGCCGTTAATCTTTTTACAGAAGTTCGCCCCACAGCGCGAACAATGAATAACACCGCTGAATTCGCTGTAACTCTTGGTTATTGGGTGGCGCGACTGAGCAGCTCGATGCGCAATTTCAGTTTGAACCGACTCAAAGGTTTCTTTATCGATAATTGCCTCATGCGTTCCTTCCACATAATACTTGGGGAGTTCGCCGTGGTTCGGTTTTACCCGCTTTGTGATGTGGTCGGAGACAAAGCCTTTCTGGAGCATCATGTCGCCGATGAACTTTTCATTCTTGAGGATTGAGCTTATAGTGGTTTCCGACCACCGCCCGCCTGTCTTAGTGGGAATGCCGAGCCTCGTCAGCTTCTTCATGATGGCGTTTTTACCCATGCCGCCGAGGTAATCGGCGAATATCATACGGACGACTTCGGCTTCTTCTTGGATAACCATTAAATGCCCCTTTTTGTAGTCGTACCCATACATTCGTATGTTGCCTCCGGTCTTGCCCTCCTTAAAGTCCTTGCGTATGCGCCATTTGCAGTTTTCGCTGACGGAGCGGCTCTCCTCCTGTGCGTAGCTTGCGAGGATGGTCAACATCAACTCACCGTCCGAGCTTTCGGTGTGGATGTTCTGTTCCTCGAAATACACGTCGATGCCGCGTCCCTTCAAATCGCGGACGGTTTCAAGCAGCGTGACCGTGTTTCTCGCAAATCGGCTGATCGCTTTCGTAAGGATCATGTCAATCAGACCCGCATGGCAATCCGCAAGAAGCCGCTGGAATTCGGGGCGGTCGTCCCGCGTCCCTGTTTCATCCGCGTCGGCGTAGACCCCGGCGTATTCCCAGTCGGGGCGGTTTTGTATCAGTTCGCTGTAGGCGCTGACTTGGGCCGCGAGGGAATGGAGCATATTGTCCTTGTCGCAGGAAACGCGGGCATAAGCCGCGACCCGCCGACGCGAAGGCAACTGTTCCACTCGTTCAAGTTTGGTTATCTTTCTACTCATTGTTACCCTCCTTTCGCAGTACCATTCATCACTCTTTTTTCCCCACATAGCAAGTCATATTCGAGGTATATACTACGTGAAGATAAACCGTATTTCTTGGCGAGCATTGAATCTATCGCCAGCAGGTCGGATTCCGTGATAGCCCCGTCGGAGAGCCATTTTTTAAACACGGACATCGAAGCCTTGTAGCGGAGGATTGCCTCGTCTTTACTCATGGCAAGCCCTCCTTGCCGACGACGCGCAGGCGCGGGAACAGTATTTTCGCTTGGCGTTGCCGTAGGCTTTAAACTCCGTCCCGCAGGCAGGGCAAATGAAATGGTAGACTGCCTTGCGCTTCACAGCTTCGGGATGCTTTGCCCACCAAGCCATGCGACACTTGTCAGAGCAGAATCGCTTCCTTTTTGCGTCTGGAGTGTGCATAAGCAGCCTGCCGCAATTAGCGCAAACTTCATCGACCTTTGCCGGTTGATGATCCTCTATATAACTCGCGCCAAGCCCGTTGCGCCGGCAATAAGACTTTATCGTGTTTTCTGAAATATCAAGCGTGTGGGCGATGGCGGCATAGCTTTCACCTCTGCCGCGCAGGAATTCGATTCGTTGCTTTTGCATACTGGTCATAGGCGTTACCTCCTGCCTATAACCGAAAATTCAGTAGGATTCGAACCCCCAAGAAGCAAAGGAGTTTATGAGATGGTCACCATTCCTGATTATTTTCTATACGACCGACTGGACGTAATATTTCTTGACGTTACGTCCAAATGGTCGTATGATGGAACCATCACAAATATGGAGGCGGCAGATATGGCGTTTCAAGTTATGCGCGTAGAGGAAAAGTGGATATTAAGGGACTTTCGTGAAAAACTCGGTATAACGCAGCAAGAGGTTGCGGACAAGGCAAATATACAACTTCGGCAGTATCAGAGGTTTGAGGTTGGCGAACGAAACCTATCATCATCTTCATTTAGTATCGCATGCCGGGTGATTGAAGCCCTTGGGCTTGATATCGCCAAATACCATCACGGCGATTATGTTTTGGTCGATGAAGCGGACAATCTATAAACACGAAAAATCCCGCGAAACGGCATGAAACCGAGTTGCGGGATTTTTATCAGTGTATCATTATTCGTTTTTGAGTAAAGATTTGGAAAACCCAGTCGTTTTGAGCTCCGCGAGTAGCGCCGCCGCGTTCGCTTTGATCGAGTACGCCGCTTTCCCAGTGTGGTAGGTATGTCGAACTTGAGGGAAAACGCATGCCGTCGGCGGCATTCCGCGAAATTGTTGATGCTATTCGGCCGTTCTTTCGAGTTCCCTCCGCGTGACCGGGCCGACGATCCCGTCCGCCTTAATGCCTCTGGAACCCTGAAACGCCGTGATAGCGGTTGCGGTGAGAGGGCCATACACGCCGTCGGCATTGCCGGGGTCAATGCCAAGCTCCACCAACCGCGCCTGCACCGCGAGCACATCGTCGCCCCGGAGCATAGGTTTGCCTTTAGCGTAGTAGAGCGTCCGGGTTCCATAGCCGTTTGGGGCTTCCCCGCCGTCGTCGGCTGGCGCGACCGAGGAAGTATCCCCGTATTGCAGGAACGGCAGCTTGTACCAGTGCGTCCAGCCCCGCCCAGCGACCTTGGTCTTGACACAGCCGTACGAGAAACCTTTCCACTCTATGGCGTAACCACCGCCCGCGTAATACCCGATGTGGCCCGATTTGAAAAGCGCCAGCCCCACGATCTCCGGTAGAGTGCCGATCGTTCCCCAGTCCATGCCTTTGCTTTTCGCGTAGGTGAACATGCCGTTTGCGCCTTTGTCGGGACATCCGTTGGAACCGTACTTGCTGGAGTACGTCTTGTCAGTGCCGATACTCTCCAAAACACCCGCGCCGCCGTCCGTCCACATGTACCCTTTTACGCCGCCGATGCAGTCCGCCACAACTTTCCGGTCGGAAATGTCCTGATTGTACCGCGCCATACGGGATGATGCATAGGAAGAAGGATACTGGTTGGTTTTGCGGCTCAGCAGGCTGCCAGCAGCCTTGTACAGACAGCACCCGTACCAGTAGGGCTGTCCCAGCATCTTTTCGCAGAACGCCGTGAAATGCTCGTTGGTGAGGGGGATGTCGGCGCGGGCCTGCTCACTCATTGAGTGTCCTCCCCATCGTCGCGGTTGTGCAGCTGCTCCAGCACATCCTTGAGCTTCTGCGGAATCGGAAGACCCAGATGCCCAGCGTTTTCCAGCATCGATACGCCTTCGTTGGAGCAGTAGAAGAACAGCACCGCAGTGCGCAACGCGCTACCATTGCCGATCAGATATGTGTCCACGATGTGCCCGACGCCGACCAGCACAAAGATTAGCACTTTCTTGGCAATGCCGCGAAAGCCGACCGCGCTGGAGAGCGTTCTGTCCGCGATGGCGCACATTACGCCCGTTACATAGTCAGCAGCCATCAGCGCAATCAGCGCATAGAGCAAACCGTCGAAACCCCCGACAAACCAGCCGAGAAAACCGCCTACGGCTACCAGCGCCGCTTGAATCCATGCCCAAATTTCCTTCATGAGAACAACCTCCTGCTTTTATGTATATGATAAAGCGCCCCTGCTTTCACAGAGGCGCGAACCGGGAACCCGTTATAATCCAAGGATTATGGTTTGCAGCTGCTGCATTACAGTCGCCTGTGGCCTGCCCGTCGTAATGGGAATCCAAGACGGGTCAGGCAGTTTGTTCGCCCACGCCACATCAAAGGCGTTGATGGCATCCACAACCTGCTCGATCGCCTTGCGTAGTTCCAGCACATGAAACGGCCAGTTCTTCACGGTTGTCTTACCTGCAATCACATCCTCCGACCAACTGACTACCGAAAGACCGTAGAAATCGCGGAAGTTATTGATAGCGGTTCGCAGACTCCTCATGTGCGTAGCCTTGACCTTGGTCACATTGGCTTCGATTTCCTCAAAGGGTGAAGCCAGCACCGTAAAGCTTCGCATCACCTCAGGACTGACAGCTTCTGAGCCGCTGTCCACGCTGCGAAAGGTGACGGTGTAATTGCCCGGTACAAGAGCGACAGGTGTGTAGATCGTCGGTACCCCGTTGGCCAGAGCACCAGAGGAAGAAAACCGCTCCGGGTTTGTGACCGAATCCTCCCAATCCGCCGTGCCGATCTTCACGCATACCTTCTGCGTGCCGCCGCCCAATCTTACTCCGGTCGTGATCAGGAAGCGCGGCGTGGCAGCGTAGGTCTGGCTTGCGGCCTTCGGCGCGGTGACCACCGGCACTGTTGGCGGGCTGACCTTGCGAACCACGTTGCTGAGCGCATACGCGGAGATTGAATTTAGCGTATCGGTCACGCTCAGGCGATAGCGTGTCGACATGCCGGAAACGCTGGACGGCGTAGCTTCATACATGCCGGAGGTCACGCTCGTCGTGATCATAGTAAGCGTGTCATACGCACCCCATGAAACGCCATCCGTTGAAGTGGCCTGCTGAATCACAACCTGCTTGATCGCACTGGTTCCGGCTACGATGCCGCTCCAAGCAAGGGCGATCGTACCCACATCGTAAACAGCAGGGTCTGCTGTAAACACCGTCGGCGCGGTCGGCGGGATATTACGCCTGACATTATTGGTGGAAGTCAGCCAAGCCGAGTAGTAGGTTTCTCCTGCCGTACCCTGAATCCTGATTCGGAATCGGCGGTACGTCCCTGCTGTGCTTGAAGGACTTACGCTCTGGCTGCCACTGGTAGCGGTGCTGCTCACGACGGTCAGCGCCGTCCAGGCGCCCCAAGTGGAAGCATCCATCGATTCGCTGTATTGCAGCTCATACGCGGTGATCGTATTGCCCGCGCCATGGGTCGCTCCGCTCCACGAGAGCGTGACCGCGCCTTCCGTCAGCGTCGCGCTGAGCGAGAAAGCAGTTGGCAGTCCACAGGCCGTAATGGAGCAAAGGATGCTGGCGCTGGTCTTGACGGCAGAACTGACATTCAGCGCGTCGATCGTTGAGATTCCAAACTGCGTGTACGTGCCAATGATCCGCGATACCGTTGGGGCATATGTTCCGCTGCCTGCCGTTTGCGTTAACGTGGCAAGCGTCTCCCACGAGCTCCAGGTGGCATTGTCCGTGGAGGTTCGGCTGGCGATCGTGAACCCCTTGATCGCGCTGGTACCCCCAGCAGCGCCGCTCCATGTGAGGGAGATTGCCTCCGTGCTGTACACGGCGGGCGTTGCGGTGACAGCGGTGGGCGCAGTCGGCAGCGTGTTGCGACGCACCGAGTTGGTGGACACCTTCCATGCGGAATAGTAACTTGCCCCAGCAGCGCCGCGTGTGCGCACCTGAAAGCGGCGGTAGTTCCCGCGAGTAGAGGATGGCGCAACTGACGCGCTGCCGCTGGTGGCGGTGGTGGTAACCGTGGTCAGCGCTGTCCACGCGCCCCACGTAGCGTTGTCGCTGGATTCGCTGTACTGGATTTCATACGAGGAAATGGCGTTGTTGGTACCACCGGCTGCCCCGCTCCACGAGAGGGTCACATTCCCCTCAGCGAGTGTGCTGCTGACAGAGCAGGCCGAGGGCGCGGTACAGGCCGTCGGGTTGATCTCATAGTTGAGCGTTAGCGTTCCGGTGATGCCACTGCGGAGGTTCAGAATATTGCCGGAGCCGGAGGTTCGTCTTAGGGTGAACGATACAGTGCCGCTCCCTGCCGTCAGCAGGGCGTTACTGTATCCGGTCAGCGTTAGTGTTTCCGAGTGTGTGGAACTGTTGGAGGAAAAGGTGCCGGTCGATCCAGTGCCCGAACCCAACGAGAAATCAAGATACCCAACACCGGTGTATGTACGGATACTGCTCAGGTACAGCGTGCCTGATGTGATATACGCCCCAGATACGGTTGCGCCTGATGCCGCTGCTGTAAAGGTGGTTCCCGCCGCCATATCGGTATTGGTCTTGGTAAAACTGCTCAGAGAGTAGGATATCGACGGCATTCGCTCACCCCTTACTCATACACGGCGGTCACCAGCGAGTTAACCAACCCGCAAAGCGCCGTGTTCAGCCGCATATCGGTGATGTTTAGCGCCGGGATGCTTACAGAGCCTTTCGGCACCAGAATGTCCGCAAGCCCAAGCTCATAGGTGTCATTACTACGAGTTAGCGCAGGCGCTGTTGGCGTCTCCGCTGGTGTACCCGTCAGTACCGCCAGATAGATACGTCGCTCCACGGCGCTGAAACGCACAACGACCCGGTCGATGCGCGGGTTCACACCGCTGGCTGTGGCGAGATTAATTGTCAGCGCGTCCGTGTTTTCATACGAGTACCCGTTGATCCACGCGCTGCCTGCTGCGACGTTGACCGCCATGCCGCTGCCCGGCGTGACCTGCAGGTTAGTGGTGGTGGTATAGAAGATCCCGTTGCTGACCAGTTTTCCGAAATAAGCAGCGAAATCCGTGGCGCTGTAAACACGGTCACCGCCGGAAGAATTGAAGAACCCGCTTTTTTCCATGGTCTCAGCCGCCTTTCAGTTTTTGGAGAAGGGATAACGCGCCTTTGCCGAACACGATATTAAGGGTTTGCCCGCTTGCGTCATAGCTTTCTTCCACTTCGGTGATACGTGCAGCCAATGTGACGCCCCACTTCTTCGAGAGCACGGTGACCACTTGCCCCAGGTCGAAATCAACCTTGTAGCGCAGGTTCCCGTGCGGATTGATCTCCGCGTCAAAGGAATGCGCCATGGAAAGCTCCGACAACCTGTTCAGCCCACGAAATAGGAGAGCAGCAGGATATCCCGCGCCGAAATCCTCTTGCCGCAGGTCTTTGGCATCGACAAACACTTCACGCCGGGCTTCCCCAGCACTATTGGCGATGGAAGCCAGAATGCGCGACGCGCCCTCTCCTTCTCCGCCGATAAGAGCCGTATTGGCGTAGTCCATGGCGCTCTGTGTATAGATTTGCGACGTCAGGTTTTCGTACTCGCGGGAAAACACAGCCTGTGATACCCCGCCGATAAATAGCGTGATCAATAAAGCCCCTGTGGCCGAGTCAAACACCGTCTTGATGCCCTGATCAGAGGCATCGCAAAGCCCGGTTATGGTATCCATGAGGTTCTTGTAGGATACCTGCGTGTTGACCGTCACGCCAAGGATGGGTGATGTGAACGCAATCCCGGTAATCTGCCGGTTGGTATCGCTAGGCGCAATCAGGTGATTGTTGATGAGCTGCAAAGCACATGCAGACAAATCTCCGCTGAGCGTTTCCCTGCCCCAGATGATACGCCGTGCCAGAAAGCTGGTTGCAAACCGCCCGCTGACTGTTATCGTTTCCTTGTCTGCCTGGCTCATTTCCAGATGTTCAATGATCCCGACTTCTTCATCGTCGCTTTTCCAGAGGAGATTGTCGAGCGTAAGCAGCGAAATATTTTCTGGGGTAGCGATGGCTTTCAGTTCAAAGGCTCCACATTGGGAATACCGCCGCGTCCAACGCAGATACTCGAAGGACTCCATAACGCCGTTTAGCTGGCGTGTGTTCCCATACACATACAGTTCCACACTACACCCCCAGAAACTTAGGCCGATACAGGATGGTCACTTCGAGCAGATCCATGTTTTCAGAAGCGTTGTAGCGAAGCAGATTGCGCCGGGGTTCCAGTTGCAAAAACACAGAACTGGTGTCCAGCAGCGAAAAGGCGTTGCTTTCCACCTGCCCGAGCAGCCGCGTCACCCGTTTCCCGGCAAAGTGCGTATATACATGAAGTTCCTCACCAGATTCCATGATTGTGTTCAGGCGAAGCACATCGCCGGTGTCGAGGCTCATAAGCTCCGGGTTGGTCACGCTGCCAAGCGCCCGAAAGATGATGTGGCACCCGCAGGCAACGTCGCCGATGTTGTCTACCGTGATAATCTGGCTGGGTTGACGGATGCCGAATTCCAGTCCGACACCCGGTATCTCCAGCGGAAAGAGCAGGAGCGGCGACCACATCGCCAGTTCTTCCCGAATCTCCTCCAAGGCTTCAAAGAACGGCGACGGGCACAGGAGGCTGATGAAGAAATTCGGCGCGCGTTCACGGGATGACGCGGTGAATCCTGCTTCCTCCACGACACACTGGATCTGTCGGTTGCGGTAGACCAGTGTTCCTTGCAGCTTAGGCGTGAAAACACGCAGAAAGCGCCGTCGCTGGTTGTAGGTTTCGGTAATCGTAGGCGTGATAACCGATCCTTCCAGTGTGATGTTGCGCATGTCCATGGCGGAGGAAATGAAAAAAGCGCCGTCCTGATCGGGCGCTTTAAAGGTGTTTACCGTCTGGCGCACTTTCCCGGCGCCATCCACACGCGTCAGAAAGAACGGACGCGTTTGCCGGAGGGTGACGCTTTCACCGTTCGCGTTCGTATAGATCAGTTCCAACGGCACACCTCCTTAATACTCAAGTGCCAGTTTGCGAGAGAGGTTCTTGAATTCGCGTGCGATTTCTTTTTCGGAGAGCGCTTTGGGCGATGCGACCGAGATATTCTGCGTGATATTAGTGCCCGAAGACAGTGTCCCAGAACCATAGCCATTGACCCTTGTGTTCATGTCAAAGCTCGTCGGGATGGCGTTTTGCATATCTCTAGCCACACCGGCCATCGCTTCTTCAAAGCCGACTCCGATGCCTTCGCCCATATTGCGCCCAAGCCCAGCGAACAGCGTCGAGGGCGAATGGATGCCGAAAAAGTTCTTGATGCTGTCCACCACACCGCCAAAGAAACCGGAAATCTTATCGCGGAGCCACGCGCCCGCGTCCGAGATGCCCTGCCACAATCCCTTGATGAGATTACCGCCAACGCTGGCGATCTGACTGATGGAACTCGTAAACCCGTTCACCAACGCTGTAATGATCTGCGGTATGGCTTTCACAATCTCGATGATGATGGTCGGAAGGTTTTTAATCAGGGCGACGAATAACTGCACGCCCGCGAGGATGATCTTGTCGATGTTCCCCACAAACGCACCAGTCAGCGCACCGACAATCTGTGGCACCGCTGCGACCACGGTCGTAATGATCTGTGGCAGCGCCTGAATCAGCGCGACCAGCAGCTTAATGCCCGCGTCGATGATGAGCGGGATAGAGATAATGACTGCGTTGATAATACTGGAAATAATCTGCGGGATTGCTTTCACGATGGCTGCGATGATCGTCGGCAGCGCCGTCACCAGCGCGGTCAGGAGCTGGATGCCTGCTTGAATAATCTGCGGGATGGACTGGATCAGGAAGATTATCAGCGCGTCGATGATGGCTGGCAGCGCGTCGATCAACTGCGGGATGGCATTGAGCAAGCCTTGCGCTAGGCCGAGAATCAGCTGCAGCGCCGCGTCCAGCAGAAGGGGTAACTGTTCCAGCAACCCCTGCACAATCGTCATGACGGCAGTCACAGCGGCAGGGATGAGCGTGGGTAGCGCCAAACCGATGCCCTCCACCAACGCGGTGACCAGTAACACCGCCGCCGCAACCAATAGCGGCAGGTTTTCAATCAGCGCGCCCGTGATCGTCATGATCGCGCTCACCGCCGCCGGGATCAGCTCGGGCAGCAGGCTCATAAGCATTCCCAACACTTGCGTGAACAGGGAGGTGACGGTTTCCAGTAGCATCGGCAGGAGATCCCCGATGGCCGTAAGGATCGCGCCGGTGGCTACTGGCAGTGCGCTCACGACGTTTTCCAGCACCGGCACGATATTCTGCACAACCGCTTGAAACGCGTCCACTAGATTCTGTGTCAGGTTAGTCATGTCGGCGTTCGCGTTGCCCAGGCCTGCCGTAAAGGAACCAAGCGCTGCCTTCATGAGTCTCAGCGAGCCGGAAATGGTCTGCGTGGATTCCCGCGCAAAGTTACCTGCGTACTGTTCTGTGTTTTCAAAGAACATCTGCATGGCCAGTTCAGCCTTTTGCGAGTTGCCGGCCGACGCCCAGGTGAAATCGAGTCCCTTGGCGAGAGCGTACGCTTCAAGGGTCGTGGCGTTCATGGACACGCCGAGATTGTCCATCATGGTGAAGTTGCCCTTGGCGGCGCCCGCGACGGAGTCCAGCGCCATCTGCATATCGATGCCCATGACAGACGCCATGTCGGCGGCACGCTGCATCGCCTTCTCGGTCAGTTCGAGGCTTTTTTGCTGCTCGACGCCCGAACCCTGAAACAGCGCACCCATCTTGTTGGCGGTGGCGAGGTACTGGCTCTGGGAAACGCCGAGGTTCTTGTACGCTTCCTCGCCCGTGCGCTGGATGGATTCGGCATATTTTCCGAAAACCGCCTCCGAGCCGCCAAGGTTCTGCTCCAGCTCGCCAAACTGCTGCACGACTTCTTTGCCCAGCTTGATAGCGGCGGCTCCGGCCGCGGCGGCTACGGTACCCATCGCCTTGCCGATGCCGCTTAGGATACTGCCGAGCCTTTCAAACTTGCCGCCCGCCTTTTCGGCATTTTCGCCCGAGTCGGTTATCTGTTCGCCCAGATCGTCCGCGTCCTCGGCGGATTCCTCCAACTCCCGTTCCATGCCGTTCAGTTCAGCCTGCGCCTTGTTAAGCTGGATCTGCCAGTTTTGGGTGCGGCGGTCGTTTTCGCCAAAAGAAGAAGCCGCGTTGTCCAGTGCGGCTTTCAGGGTAGCGATCTTCTCTTTTTGGGCTTCGATTTCCTTATTGAGGATGGCGTTACGGGAAGTGACAGCTTGAACGGACTTGTCGTTTTTCTCAAACTGGCTGGTCGCTAGCGCCATTTCGCTGCCCAGCACCTTGAAGCTCTGATTGATGTCGGCAAGCGCTTGTTTAAA